GAGAATCATCAACAAAGACAGTGCCAAAGGTAGGGGCGGTTGATAGCGATTCAATAATGAACGAATATGGGCGCGAGAAGTTCACGTCACTAACACTCGACGAGAGTGCAAGGTCGTCGATCTCGGTGATTCGATACGTGAATCGAATGGCAGCACCGACCGTTGGCGTAGTTGCAAGAGACGGAATATAAAAGATCGGAGCTTTGAGTTTGATTCCAACCTGCGGAAATGCTGCAGTCAGTGCAAGCGAATTGATTTGCAGCTCGATCGGCGGATCAGGAATGCTGGCCAGCGGAACCGTGACGCTCCCGTATCCACGCGCCTTGAAGTTCAGCGTCACGCTGCTCACGCCAGGCGCCACGGATGTCACCACCGGGGGCTCGACAAAGCTCCACATCAACTGCTGGCTGTTGAGCTGCAGGTAGGCCCGCAGAGAGGCATCCAGGCCCTCCAGGAAGCGGTTTGGCAGGTTAATGGTGTATCGAGTCCCCTTGGCTACCTCCCACAGGCTGCACAGGCCATCAGCCTGCGTGTCGGTGACATTGGTGAAGCTCAGGCGCAGGCTGCCGCCACCCGGCCTGGAGGCCCAGATCCGACGCGAGGTTGCCCCGGACTGCGTGCGAACCTCGCTGCGGGAGTAGGCAGGTGGAACAAACTCTCTGGTTGTAGGCACAAAATCAGCGGCAGTCCTGTAAGAGACGTACCGCAGATCAACTGGATTTTGCGCTAGGTCAAGATCAAGTGACTCGACCTGAAGTTGATACACCACGAATCATCATGCTCCGATAGCGCCATTGATGCCGTCGAAGTCGAAGACGATTTGCTCGTTGGTAGTCATACCGGAAATAGTTACGCCATAATCCAGATAGTACATCAACGGTTTTGTTGCACTGGTACTGTTATACAAAACTGCGTATCTGAAATCAGCGACAGTGCCGGTAGCAGTAAACGTGTAGTCGTTGATGATCAGCTTGTAGACACCGCTGGTCTGCGAGGAGCTTGCAACAGTGAGCGTAAAGCCGTTAGTTGGATAGCCACCGCCGGCAGCGATCTGCGTAATGTTCGTCAGAACGGTATTAGAAACAACCGGAGCGGTATTGGTCAGCGCAAGCTTCAGCGTATGGGAACCGAGATTGTGCAGACCGTTGTAAGCGTCAGCCGGGAAACAATGAAACTTGACAGGCGTAACAACGGGCATGGATCTGGCAGCGTATGGGCCAGTCTACCGGCCTCAGTTCGTTGGATTTGAGTATGGCTGTGTCGGCGGAGTGAAGCTTGCTGTCCATTCAGCCTTGCCGGTCATTACTCTAAATTCGTCAATGTATCCGTTATATGTTGCTTGGTTGAAAGAAAGGCCGCCAATATACATGCCGCTTGTATTGAAATTGTCCGTCAAGGAATACACGGCTGTATCAGTATATGTATTCGCAAGAATGCCATTAATGAAGGTGTATGTATTTAGTCCTTCCCTGGTGACTGCAATGTGGTTCCACGTATTGATTGTCACCACGGCGCCATTTGCTGGGTTTTCCCAGTCCCTGCCCATAAACCGCAGCGCTCCGCCAACTCCATCGAATTGGCCAGAGCCAAACTTGGTGAAAATGTAGCCGTTTTTTACTGTTGGGCGAATCCAGAGATCAATGGTAAAATCGTTGGTAAGTATATTCGGGAGATAGTAATAAATGATGGACGCTGTTCCGCTCATCCGAAGCGAAGATCCACCAAATACACTTTGAGCTGCAGTTAAGTAGTTGACCCCAGCAACAACGCCACCAAATTGATCGTCATTCGTGTAGGCGGAGTTATTGATAAGATCGGTGCTACCCTCAACACCATTGCAGTGCATAAGGAACAGAACAGATTCCGTCGGGTAGCTGACTGGTGCTGCCGGCAGGAAGCTTGCGGTTGGTGGCGTGAAAGAGCTTGTATAAACTGCAGTTCCTTTCGTCAGTCTGACTTCATCAATGAATCCGCTGATTTTGCCAACAGTTACTGTTGTATTTGTCGATGAGAAGGGAGCAAGGCCGGAAGCGGCACTCACGCCATCCACATACAGCGTTACAGCACCGGCATTTCGCACTACGGCAATGTGACGCCATTGAGACAGTGCAAGATTTCCGCTGGTGATCGACCAGCTATTGTTCGGGAATGCAGCCTGAACAATGATTCGCGGCTGGCTACCGGATGAAATAGTTACGGTAAAACCAAAACAGCTAAAGAGGGTGCCGAGACCCGCAGTAGCGTAGATCCAGCACTCCATCGTGAAGCTTTCCGCGTATCCAATGGCAAAAGCGGTTGGATGGGTAAACGTAGGCGTTGGGTATGGACCGCCAAAAGTGCTGCTGTAGAACGTGGAAGAAGAACCACCAAAGCGGCTCATGTTACGAACAATTCGGCAACCGCTATACACGCCGCCCTGGCTCGTATTCAGAATGCCGAAGAAGGTTGAATGTTCGTAGGGGCTGGAATCAATAAACGCAACGGAGTTGTGGTCTCCGTCCATGTGGAGCAGGAGCACAACCTCGCCGGTTACAGCAGCGCTGGCATCTGCGTAGACCCGACAGGTTCCAGTAACGCCAAGCTGTGTTTGATACACGACATCGGCGTAAACCGTTTCACCAACATCCAGCGTGGAATAAGTGTAGGTTGAGGTATTTGCTCCAACAATGACAGCCCCACTCCTGTACCATTGAACACCAATCTTGGTTGCAGTACCCGACTTGCAAACAACGTCGCCAACCGTCAGAACATTGCCAGGCGAAGAAACACCAGAGATCAGCGGACAGGTGCAAGCGTCGGCCTCATTTTCGTTGCCTTCGATGATCCAGTTAGAATCAGTTTGATAGGTCGTCCAGTTTTTTGCAATTTCGCTCAGACCGTTTTCATCAGTCGGGTGGTGAACAGCTTCGATCTCAATTGTTCCCTCTTCTGATACCGTGATCTTCTCGATCTTGTAAGTACGAGTTTCCGTAACAGCTGTTTTCTTGGCAAAGACAATTCCAGCCGGCGATGCCTTGCCTTCTGAATCAACAGAGACGGTCAGGCTTTCCACAAAGTCACTGGCACCATCCCATGCCGTGACTTCATGTGTGCCTGGTGTCAGCAGATCGCTTCTTGTTGACAGAACAGTGCCATCGGCAAGAATTACACCATGCGAGAACTGGTCGTAATAGCTCAGGTCCATGGCGACCTTTATGTAGTCGCCAGCCGCCAGGCCAGCCCCCAGGCCATCCGGTGTTGTTGAGAACGCGATCGAGTGCGTCACCAGGCGCCGCATCCTGATCAGATAGCAACACACGTCGATGGCGTGCTCTGCATTGGTGCAGAACGCTGACAAGTCGATGCTCTCAATCGGATCCGAGTCCGACTGGCCGGCTTCTTGAACGAAAACCTCGCGCTCAACAGGGAAGAAACCAGTTGATGTCAGATCAAACCGTTGGCGTTCCTCTCGCCATTTGGCACTGACACGAATTGGCTGCCGCTCCGACTCTTCAAGGAATTGCAGCCTGAAGGTGTTTTCAAGAATGTTGCCAGCCGTGAACAATGCCCTGATTGGAACGGGGCCGTCCTCGGGAAAGATGAGCGCAGGAGACAATGCAAACTTGCCGCCGCGCTGACTGAGTTCAAGTAGGTGGTACGCCGCAATATCAGCTGCAAACTGAATTGAGTTGACACGCTGAGCATCAACGGCATCGTAAAAGTAGCGACGCTTTTGGCACCAGTCAGCAGCGTCAAAAAATGATTGCGCGTCAATTAGAGAATCGCCAATAATCTCTCCCAGCCCATACTGATCAGTTGTCAGGTAGGCGCGAAGAATATCAGGGAAGAGGTTTGTTGATTCAAACGCATCGCTACCAAGCAGGCGCCTAGCCTTTGTGCCTGCAGTAACATAACCAGAGAATTGCGGCAACTGATTGAACTCAGTTGATGCAAAAATGTTCAGGCCAATGGTTGCGATCCTGTCATAGGTTGGATCTGTTGAGTTTTCAGAAATTGTATTGACGTAAACAATCTCGTGCTCAGGGCCGTTTTGTGCTGTAGTCTGGATCTCTTGGTACGAAAAAGCTTCCGCAATCATCGCCCAGTCATCAACATAGGTATTATCATCTGTTTTCGGAATGCCAATGTTTTCACTTGTCTCAAGCCGTGGAATGTTAAAGCTTCTCCAATTGCGGTCTCGGTTATACCCATTCCACTCAATAATAATTCCGTCGTTGACAACAGTGCGATTGAGCTGACCGGACGTGTTGCTGATAACACACAGGGGCTCCTGTATTCCTGAGCTGTGGCGGATTTCCCAGCTGGAAACAGGTTCAAACCTAATCTCCCAGCGGCGGGAGGTTTTCATCTCAAAGCGAATGGAGTTAAACGTATTATCTTCTGAGCTACCACGAATACCCCAGGTGCCGTTGATAACGGTCCAGGTTCCACCGTTGGATCTGTACCAAATACGGAAAAAACTGATTCGAGTCTCGGCTCTGGTAACGGTTCCCGACTGAAAATTAGTAACACCAATCTTGTCGTTCTTGTCGTATGTCTTGCCTTCGTACTTCAGTCCAGCGTCTTGATTGATCTTAATCAGGCTTTTACAATCACGCAAATTTGCAAAGCCATTAACACGAATTCCAACAGTCGATCGAATTCCTATTTCAAATAACCTGGAGGAACGAGCAAGGGCAACCGTTGCCACGGCACAACGGAAAATCTGAGGAAAGTCGCTGCAAGTCCTGAACTCATTCGGAATACCAAGATTATTCAGGCTTGAGCTTCGATTCCATTGCGGAGGTTCAATGGTTTGACCCGAATACGAAGGATTGATGTAGTCATTATTGGGAATGCTGTCAATACTTCCAGCCTGAATAACACGGAAGACGTATTCCATCGTCTGTCCATTGCCTTCTGGCTCGTTGTCGGCGTTTGACACAAAAACCTTGTCGCCGGGCTCGCGTTCAACCAGAACAGCAAGACAGGATCCGCAACGATAGACCTCACCGATAATCAAAGCTTCATCGGCAGCTCGCTGCTTTGAAGCTACGGTGCTGGCGATGTCACCACAGGTAGCCTCGCCATCTGACTCGGATGACGTGTTATCCGTGTTTTCCGAGCTAAATCGAAACTTTGTTTCTCCGTCAGATCGCCTGTCAAGCGTATAGCGAAAACGATCACCAGGATTCAAGTTCATAGAACCCGTGCTGGTGGAGATAATCGCTCCCCTCAGCGAGTAGTGATAGCGAGCCTTCCAGTGTTCAGCAAGGGCTTGCGGATCATCATCGCAGTCAACTTGAAACTTTTCTCCATCGTCCTTCGACTTTGTGGTTACACGAATTGTTGGACGCAGCCTGGGATTGACCCTATAAGCCATCCGGTTGGGGATGTGTGCATACAGGCCAAAGGTTGTTGAAGTAGAAGGTTTGGTTGAGTAGCAGAAATGCTCCTCATATTTGCCATCGTTGTCCTTGATGGCAAACACGGTGGAACCACCATAATTGATGGAATTGCCAACGTCATTGCCAGGAAGTCGGCCAAGATAACCATGGGCATTTGTAATTGGTCCGCCAGTCAGGTTTGCGTAAATAGTCGCCCGAGATACAAGCTGTCTTGCGCCCTGATCAACAATTTCATAAGTGCCGAGCGAGTTATCGCCAATGGCAAAGCCAGTCGTATCAAGAGCGCCAATCGGACCTTCGCCAAGCAGGAAGATCGCTCGCAGGTACTGCGATCCCCGGTACGTGACCATCTGGCTCCAGATCAGGCCCAGATTGACCCGCACGCCGCCATAGGTGCCCGCTGGCCTGGGAGGGGTGACCTGGGCCGGCAGGGTCTGGCGACGCGCCCAGATCACCGGGATGGTCGAGCCGAGGGAGCTGGGCTGCTGAACAGAGTCGAAGCCGACACGAGGAGCTGTGCGATTGGCAACTACAACGTTTTCGCCCTGCTTGTCAGTTGAAGTGAGGCCGCCTTTACCAGGCTCGGGAGCTTTTGGCTTGAAGAAAGACGCAGCAATGGTCAGGCCAATGCTGATAATGCTTGAAGCAAGTGCAATGATTCCCAGTGCCGCACCAGCTTGTGGCTGCGATGGATCAATCTTTACTTTGCTCTCGATCTCAACAAGAAACTTCTTGTATTTAGCAGCGGCTACAACAGGATCATCGTCCGGCCACAGCATGGCCGCCAGATAGCGATCCGCAGGCAGCATCGGCTGCTCAGGCATAGCCCAGAACCCGGTGGTAGGTGGTGTCGGCAGGCAGGGCGAACAAGGGGAGGGCCGTGACGCCCCTGGAGTGCAGGGGAACCAGCAGCAGCCGGCCGGGAACCACCGTGCCGATCCCCAGGCCCTCCTCGGGGCTGTCCAGCAGGGTGATCGACCACGGCTCAGCCTTCGGTAGCTCCTCGGTGTTCCGGTAGAACGCATCCCGTAGGGGCTCCCAGCGGCCAGCGCGGGCCAGCTCGATCCAGTCGTCGATCGGTGGCGGGGTCTGCCCAGCGTCCTCCAGGAGGATCCTGGCCATCACCAGGCAGCAGGCGGCGTGCCCATCCCGTGGATCAGCGCCGATCTCATGGGGAAGGCCAAGCCAGGAGTGATAGATAGGTGCCATGAGGCAGCCTAACTACGAAATGACGATTTGCCCAGTTGGTGGAATCGCGCCAACCATTGAACGTGTAAGAATTCTGCCAGGGATTTCTTGTCTGGCAGCATTCAGTGGTGAAGAAAGCGTGATCGTGGGACGTTCAAGATCGTTGGAGCCGCCAGTGCAAGCCCAAACCTCGGAAGCAATAACAGTAGATTCCGTGAATGCCGTGGCCTCTGCAACAATGATGCTGACAGTTTTAACCTCAAGCAACCAACGATTCAGGATTGCCTCAGAAAACAGAGGAACAGTGATCTCGTTAGCAGTTGCAATCAGCGAAGCTTGGCCGCTATCGCCATTGCGGCTAGAAGATAGACCAGCAATACCATAGGGGCCAAATAGGTACTGTACTGAATCAAAAGTTCTCGTCTCTCCGACAAAGAAATTTTGGTAGCTCCTGCCAGCAATGTAGCTGCCAGTGCGATCAAGGAATCTTGCATAGTGAGCAAAGGCGACAGCCATCAGATCGCAAGCCTCCTGCGGGTTGGGACGGAACCGCGAATGCCTTGGTAGGACAGCGCTTGACCCATCTTCGCAGCCTCTTGCATTCCCTTGCGATGCTGCTCCATCGTAACGTACTCAACACTGTTGATAACAGTAGACTCAGAGCGAACATCAATGACTTGCGGTTCCATCGACTGGCTACCAGAATCGGCCGAGCCAGACATAGCAGCCCGCTGCTGCTCAAGTGAAGCGCGAGTGGCAGAAAAGACGCTTGAGGAATCTGCACTGCCGGAATTGGCCTCATCGCCTTGAGCGGTCGAGCTGCTTTCGCCGGGCAGTGGCCTACCAGGAACATACAGCTGGTCAACAGGAATGATTGTGCCGGCGCGATCGGGCCACCACAGCTCGGGACCATTCTCACCAACCCAACTGGGCTGACCCATTGGTGGGCGACCACCTTCGGCAAATCCCTTGAGGCCAAACAATTTGCCAGAGCCGTAAGAAACTTGGGATATAGCGCCAAAGATGCCGGCTAGGCCCATAAGAACGTTGTAAGTGCCGCCTTTCTTCATTTGCTGGACACCAGCAACGCCCATGGCAATACCACCAAGGATTTGTATGCCAGTGCCAAGCTTCTGACCGATCATCTGAAGCTTGCCGATATTTTCTTCCTCTGTGGTTATCCTGCTGTCATAAGCAGCTTTAATTTTTGCCGCACCTTCTTCGCTGGCTACAACAGCAGAAGAGAAAATTTTATCGCTAGACTCTAGTGTATTTACAAACGAAATACCAAAATTACTTGCTGTATCAGAGGCAAATAAAACATTATCACTGAAACTCTGCAGTTTTACGGTTGCGTTGTCGCTTGCCGCCTGCAGTGAAGCAGTGCTCCACGGACTGCCGGACTCCACTGCGGCAGGCGGCGTGTAAAACTTGATACCGCTAAGAGTCGCTGGCTGAGCTAAGGCCTCTACCGAGGATTGTGTATTGCCGGAAATGCCGCCAGCAATTATTGCAACATTTTCTTTAATGCTTTTAACATTAACATCAAGACTTGACAGTGGTGCAACCATTGGATCGCCCGGTTGCTCAAAGCCAAGAAACTTAGTAATACTACCAAATATCTGATCTTGAATAGGACGCATTGTGATCTCAAGCAATATATCAATTGCCCTGGAGCTAATGCCCTCACCCCACTTGGTAAGCGCATCTGAAAGATTGCCAGTCTTTAGCAATTCGGCATTAAAGCCAATAAAAGAATCAGTCCAGGCCCCAGCAATGTCTTTAACGCGCTCAAGCTGCCTAATTTTTTGATTTAATAGGTCAATAGCCTTTGCTGTTTGCAGAATGCCATCAGCCTGGCCACTATCATTTTGAATACCCTTTGTAGCAATTTCTCTTAGAGCTTTTTGATACTCCGTCAGCCCGCTAGTGCCGGCAAAAATTTCAACAATTCTATCCTGTGCATCCCTCAGTTTATTATTGTAATTCGCCTGAAGCTCATTGATTTTAGCCTGCTGCTCTGCTTGAGTCGTCAGATTTTCAAGCAAATTACGCTGTTCTTCGCTCGCTTGTTTGTAGAGAAGGGTTGTTTTTAGTATTTCACTATTAGATGCCTGTAGCTTGCCAAGCTCCAGCGCAGCAGCCTCAACTCTACCAACAGCAACCTTTTCTTGAAGTTGAATAATTTCAGCGCGAGCACGCTCTAGACCCTGCAACTGATTAGACAGTTCAAGATTTTTGCGTCGCTGCTCCTCCTCCTTCTTGGCAATGCCAATTGCAAGATTTGCTTGCTCATTGACTTGCTTAATTAAATCAGCATTTCCACCATATTCTTTCTTAAGCTTAGTAATTGCATTAGTGCGATCTTTTTCAAGTTGCGCCAGCCGTGCAGTTGCCTCAGCTTCAATATCAGCAACAGAAGCAGCATTGTCACTAAGGTTGAGAATTCGCTTTCTTGCTTCAAGCTGTTGCTGCAATACACTTCTTTGTTGCTGAAGCTGTGGAAGTTGATTATCTTGCAGAATGCTTTCAATCTGCCCAAGCTCTACACCCTTTTGCCTGAGCTTAATTTGCTCCTCAAGAATGCGCTGCGCTTCCTTCATGCTGCCAGTCATTGCAGCAAGAACAGCTAGTCGCTCTTTGTTTAATGGAGCAGCCGCTGGAGTTGGGCCAAGCGGTGTTTCACTATATTGCGGTTGAGGTATATTGCTAATCTGTGTTGAGCCCATCATCTGGGTATTTCTTGCCGTTGCGCCAGGCGCAGAAACCATATATCCGCCAGCTCCACCAGGATTAAATCTGCCGCCAAATTCCTGCCAGCTCATCTGGCGGTTCCAGGGCTGCCGCCTATTCGGATCAAAAAGTGATATACCCTGATCGTTCATACCAGAAACATACACCCAGTGGCCAGATGTAGTGCCGGAGTCTGACGTAATACCAACACCAATAGAGCGACCTGCTGCATATTCAGCTCGCAAATCGCTAATTCTCGCTGATGTGGTACCACGCGCACTGACGCCAATGCTTTGAAGCGCGGAAATTTGCGCTCCCATGGACGTAGTATCGCCAAAGCGCTTTCGTGTTTGATTGTAAACATCATCTGGAATGTTCACACCCTTTGATCCACTGGCAATCATTGCAGAAACAGTGGTAAAACACTCTCTCCATCCCTGTCCACCAGCATTGTCAAGCTGACTCTGCCATGCAACGCCAAAGCGATCAAGCAGCTGCCCACCCTGAGCAGTTTGATTGACGCTAGAAACTGCAGATCGTGGCATCAAAAGTGCATTTGCACTTGCAAGTCGTTGACCCGTTGCTGCCTCGGAGCCACCGGGAAGGGATGTCCAAATCCTGTTCAGCAAACGATCAAGCCCAGCAACGTCGCCAGCTTCAAGCAAGCTCTTTGCGGCTGGGCGCATGATAATTGCAAACTCTTTCGCGGCTTGCGCAGCTGTCGAGAAATCACGCGACAGCATTCGCGCCGCAACATCACCTTTGCCAATATCATTCAGCCACCGCTCGGTTTTTGGAATGAGTTGGAAGAATCCACGAGCGTTACTAGATGGATTTGTCCAATTCTTGCCACTGTTAGATTCCAGTTCAGCAAGTCGAGCGAAATATCCGCTATTTGCGCCAGACCCCGTCGCTCCACCACCAATGCCACTCATGTCAGGCAGCGTCACTGCTTGACGCATCAGATCGGCGGCTTCCCTTGCACGCGCAAGCACGTAGTCGGCAACCTGCATCTTGTAATCTTCGACTGAACGTACATAGGAAAGCTTCCTACGTTCAATATCTTCAATCTCGCGTGCGGTTGTGCGCTTGTAGTCCTCAACGTCTCGATTAAGCTTCGCAAGTGTAAGCTCAAGCTTTTTGCGAGATTGCTCAATATCGGCCTCGCCCTCTTTCCTTGTACGCATAACTTCGCGTACATTCGTCAGTAATTGCTGCTCAAAACCAACAGCTGAAGCAAAAAGGGCGCGAGCATTAAGATCGCTATTTTCAATGCGATTTTGAGCAGCCGCGCGATTATTATCAATTACGGATTCCGCAACTTGTTGGCGCAAGTCAAAAATTTCACGCTCTTTTTTATACGAGTAATCAGCAACATCCCTGTTGAAATCAGCGGCCTCGCGCTGCAGGTCATACGCCTGACGCTGAAGATTAAAGGCTTCGCGGTAAGCGGATTTAACTTGATCAGCGATTCTCCTCGATTCGCCAATACGGGTCGTTTCAGCTGCAAACGCCTCCTGTGGATCAATAGGTGGGCGTACGTCGATAGGCGTGTTAGTTGCCGTTCTTGCGCCACGTCGGGACGCCATATCAATTGCAACTGCAGCGACCGAAGCTCCAGGAACCGGCGCAAGTACAGACTTGCCAAGAGTTTCAAGAATTTTGCCAACAATTGGATCGTTTGCTGCAGCGCGAGCGGCATTCAAAATACCATTGATGACTTCAGTAAAGCCAACAAGCACTGGAAGCAGCTGCCCCTGAATTACTCCAGTGATAGAAGACCACTGCTCCTCCAGTTTCTTTTGCTGAACCTCAAGTGCAACAAGATTGCGCACACCATCAGCCCCAAGTCTCTTTTGCACCTCACGAAGTACAAGAGTTTGCGCATCATAAGCTCGGCCAAGTGATTGCAGTTGCTGAACTTGAAATTTCAGTGTGCTACCGACCTTAATTCCACTCGTTTCAAGGGCCGCAATAGCATCATTCGGGCTCTTAAGCCCAGCAGCAAGAGTCTTGAGATTTTGAACTGTTGTATCAACGGCACTACCAATTGCCGTGCCGACCAGTGACAGGCCAAAGCCCAGCATCCCACCGGCAAAGCCACCAGCAGCACCACCAATCAGGCCACCAGCAGACGCCCCAAGGCCCTGGCCGAACAGAAGTGGGAAGGCACCACCAATTAGGCCCTCGGACACCGCACGGCCGCCCCTGGTGCCCAGTCGGCGGGTCAGGAAGTCGGCATTGGGATCCCTGCGCTGAATCTGATCATCAAAACGAGCGATAGTTTGCCTGAGCTGTTCATCAAGTCGCTCAAAGTTTGCATCTGTTGCATCAATTGATGCACGAAGATTGGTGAACTCTTCAATGCTTGCTCTAATTGCATTAGTCGAAAGCCTGGAAACATTTCCAAGATCAGCAAGTGTAAGTAGCGCCCGTCTTGCACGATCAGCGGCGTCCTGCCCAGGTGTTGGAACACTTCCACCAGCAGCAGCTGCGGGAGTGCGAGGTGGTGCGCCACCAGTACCACCAGCTCCCATGATTTCAGCCGCTCTCTGATCAGACCTTGCATAGGCAGCTCTCCTCGCTTCCTCAAAGCGAGCACTCGATGCCGTCATTCCAGCTGGCGGAAGTGCTGGCAGTGCTTGGGCTGGCGGCAGCGCAAGTCTGGCCTGTGTCTGCGGCCTTGCAATTTGCTCGGCCATAGACGCAAGCTGCCTGTAATTTGCAAGCGGTCCGATCCATGGATCGCCAGAAGTCATCCCAGACGGCAGCAGGGCTCCGGCAACCCTTGAGCCTGGCAACTTAATTTGACCAGTTGCTTTAATAATTGAATCAATAAATTGCTGATATTCCTTGCTTGTGGTCCGAAGCGACTCGCCAGCACCATCAAGAATTGTCTGCAGCTCGACAAAAAACTGCTTATAGTCAGCAACAACAAATTCCCACGGATCGGGAATATTCATTTGTGTTACTGTTTTTGCCGACAACGCTTCTGGCGAAACGTTGCTGGCGTTATTGATGGCATCGCTCCACGTATTGAGCAATTCCATCATTGCCGTCATTCCAGCATTCTGCGGAAGTGCAGGAAAGTTGCCACCACTGCTTGCGCCAAAATCAAAAACACGATTCTTGCCGCTATTGAAATTGCGAGAAAGATTGCTGCCGTAGGAAAAAGCAGGCTTGACAGGATAGAAAGACTGACCAATGCCAAAAGTCTTTTCTGTGGTAGATTTGATTCTTGGGAATGCTTTTTCAAGCTGGCTAATGTAGGTATTGATGAGGTTATTTGCCATCTCGATCATAAATCGAGACGGACTTGCAATACCAAGACCTTTCTTGACAGCCTGCCTAAAAGCGCTTGTCATGTCGCTTGCAGCAGTAGCAGCTTTGCTAGCTCCCGACTTGATGCGATCAGTAAAAGTATTGACGACATTATTGGCAGCGCTATCAACGCCAGTTTTGGCGCCAGGAATTTGCTTATTGACAGTGCGAACAAGCTGATCAATGGCCTGCTCTGGCGAAAGATTGCCGAGGTAGTCAGCCCTTTGCTTAGGCACGTCAGCAATTTTCTTCAGGCCAGCAGCAAAAGAGTTGTCCTTAACAGATTGAGCAGCAAGACTAGAAATAGTATTCTTCAGGCCGGCAAGACGATCCCTAAGATCATCAATTGGTGTGGCTGTATCACGAGCTTCTTGGGAAATTTCAGCAAGTGCATCACGAATTGGCTGTGCCGCATCATTGCCTATAGTTCCCCTGCCGACAAAGCTGGAAAGCCTCGTTTCAGTGGTAGCAATGCTATTTGACAGCTTGCGACGAGTGCTTATTTCATTTTCGTAAGCCTTGGCAGAATTTGCTACTGCGGGGGCGATGCTCTTCAGCTGATCACTAAAGATGCTGAATATATTCCTACCAGCAACTGTAAAGTTGGGATCAGTCTTGCTGAGAATATCTATCGCATTTGGATCGGATACAGCCCTGCGACTGCGCCCGCGCTTCGGTTCCAATGGCAGCGTCATCGCCAAGCCAGCCGCATCAAGAGCTGGGATATTCGTTCTTCGACCCTGTGCGTTTGTAATGAACTCGCGGCTCGTCCCGATCATGCGGGCGCCACCAGAGGGCAGCATGGCCTCTCTGGGGAGTGGTTGATCCACAGGGAAGCCTGCGGCTGGGGGGAGAGCCCTGATGGCGCCACCCTTTACCCACGCCTCAAGCTCTTTGCTGTTCAGCTGCCTACCACTAAGAATTTTCTTTTCAGTGGTGGAAGCAAGATTGGCCGCTTCCTGCTGTTTTTTTAGTGTGGTAAGCCTATCTCGCTCCGATCTTTCAAGATTGGCAAGCGCTCCTCTTGCTTTTTCAAGGTCAACTCGATATTTACTGACATCACCCTTGGCGATTGCACGCGACAAATCTGCAACAGCTTTCTGCGGTCCACTCAGAATACTTGAATCAGCTCCGGCAGTCCTGAGATTGTCGATTCGACGCTGAAGAGTGTCAATTGAATTTAGCGCTCTCTGATTTGTTAATTGCTCAGCATTGGCACGGGCAACTGTTTTTACTTTTCTGTCGTAGTCAAACAGCTTGGCCTCAAGATCGCTAAGGCGCCTGCGAGCAAGCTCGGTTGAACCCCTGGCGGCATCAGCGGAAGCCGCCATCCCTATTGATTTTAGCTTATCTGCTGTTTCTTGTTTTATTACACCTTTTCTTGCAAACTCGTTGATTCGATCATTTCCAGTTTTTATCCGCCTACCGATTAAGGATCTTTCGCGCTGAAGGCGAATATCCTCATTTTGAAGTCTGTTGTATTGCTCAAGCTCCTGGGAAAGAGAGTTGAGCGTCCTAATTTCTTCAAATCTTTCCCTATTGTTTCTTGCCTTGGGGGCTTTCAAAAGCTTTTCAAAAGCTTTAATTGTTTTTTCAGCCGAAAGTCTTTCGTCTTCTGGTATGTTTGCTCCAGATCCTTTTCTGACAAATTCTTGTCGCCTGCCCTCGAATCTCTTGATTTCAACGTTTCTTCTTGCTTCAAGAGCTATTTCAAGTCTTAGCTGAGAAGCCTTTTTGTTGAGACTATCTCTATCGTCTCTTGCGGCACGGCTAATCACACCAGCACGCTCGGCGTAAAAGCGCTTTTGCCGAGCCGACTCAACGCGATCCCTTTGAGCCGAGCGACGAATGGCCCTCTCATCCAGCGCCGCCGCAAGTCTCTCTTCGTTTTTTCTAAGCTGCAACTCGGTTTGCCTTTTTGAAAAGCTGCCAGCCCCACGACCCTGCTCAAGCGCACTGCCCAGCCCCTTGTTTATATTTTTAATAGCTCGGATTTCTTGATTTAGATTTTTGATTGACCCTGAAGATTCCTTGACCGCTTCATCTATGCTGCCAAGTTCTCTGTTCAATGCAGATGCAGCAGACTCCGCCTCAGATAGCGCACTCTCAAGATCGTTAATCTTGTTGAGGTTGTTGATGATAATATCAATCTTCTGCTGATAAGACATTGAGGATCGACCGCGATGGGATCAATGTAGCCAAGAAAAAGGGGCCTCATCGGCCCCCCTTCTTCGCCTTCTCGATAGCCTTGGCTTCGTCCTCTCGCTTAATTTGATGATAGGCCGACCAGAGAATAATCTCCTCTTCGGTTATCATGCTATTAAGCTCGGAAAGAGTTTTGCCAAGACTCTCGGCTATACTCATCTTGATGTATAGCCACTTATCTTGGCGCAGCTCCTGGACTACTTTTTTTGATCGAGATCAGCATCGGAATCATCGTCGCCAATCACAGCACCGATGATCTTCTGCAGATCCTCATCCTCAATCTCATGCTTGAGAGCGGGGATGTCGCCAACAGTAAACAGCGGATTGCCGTTCTCGTCTTTGGCTTTCAGGATCAGCAGGTGCATTGCAAAAGCACCAGCCTCGTCACTCTTTGCATTCTTGCGAGCCTTGTCACGCTCAGCGGCAACAAGCGGGGCACAGTACATCGTGAACTCAGTCACGCCATCATTGAGGATGACGGTTTTCTTGACGGGTTCCAGATTGGCCGCACGCTTCAGGACGTCGATTGCACGACCGAAGCCAGATCCAGAGGGGGTGGGAGTTGGGGACGCCATACGAATGATTGGTGGCTCACAAAGCATAGCAACAAAAAGCCCCCGATTTCTCGGGGGCCTTCGGTTCCGTATCAACTAACTCAGACAGCCTTCGTAAAGTCGAAGGTGGGAGCCTTGGAAGGACGGAAGTTGATGGAAACCTGGATGGCGTCATCGGGGTTGACATTGAAACCGGCCGAGGTCAGCACAATGTTGGTTTCGATGAAACGGCTCAGGTTGTCGCTGACAACACCGCTTGCAAACACCTCGTCAATGTAGAGCTTGACGCCAGCGCCGGTTTGACGACGCTGAATCACGTCTTCAACAATGCGGTTGGCGATCGAGGTGTCATCATCAGTGAAGTACACCGTGGCGCTACCAGTGCCATCAGCAAAGCTGGTCTGATAGCTGCGGAAAGGTGCATACTGACCGGCGCCCTGACCGATGGTGGTAACGTCAATTTCAGCCCGAGTGATCTCAAAGCTCCAATCACGCACCTGACCCACAGGCAGATACGACTTGTAGGCGATGGTCGCCTTGCTGTTACCAAAGCCCGAGGGGGCAGCGGTAGCAGTCACAGCCGAACCACCAGCAGTCGAGCTGAGGGTGGCAACGCCAGTTTCGTTGTTGTACGTCTTGATGAAGTAGTCACCAGCAGCAATTGCACCAGTCACGGTGGCGCCGACCGGGTAGGTCAGGGTCACGGGATCGTTGATGCGGAAGCCCAGGTAGCTGCCAACAGAGATGTTGGCGCCAGTGCTGGGAAAAGCAGCAGCAGTGATGCAGGCTTCGGTGTTGGCGGGCTTGTAGTAAAAGGCGCCCGAGGTGCCGGTAAGAACCGTAGTTTCGCAGGTCATGATCGGACCCAAAAGCAATAGGACAGCAGTGCGGGCACTGCCCGTTGCCTCATACTAGCCACCGGCAATGACAATTCTAATTAGACTTTGTAGCGTGCCAGGCGGCTTCGATGCGAGCAAAAAAGTGCGGAGATTCGTTATTCATTGAAAAGGATGGACCCATGATATTCTGAGTTCTAATGAAAATACCGGTTGCTGTCTTTCTAGTTTTACCAAGATCGCTCAACACGCTTTTGGCAATAGCACTGAGTTGACGAGCCCGTAGACCGCCGATATCCTTTGGCGTATAAATTCGTATGACAATAATTCCCCTTGCACGATCAAGCAGGGAATTGATAGCAGACTCAGTGGTATTACCAAATGCAATGTTGATCATTGCATACTCTTTGTCTGGATCAGGCGGAATAGCAATAATGTTGTCAAAATAAAGCTGCGTATTTGGCGCTTGAGATATAAAGGCCGAGCTAATCGGGACTTCAAGTGCCGCACAAATTGCTTGATAGTCCATTGTCAGCTACCTGCCCGAAACTCGTACCTGAAGACCCTTGCCACAACGGCATCCATATCGCCACCACCAGCATAGGTCGAGTACCAATCTTGCTCAGCTGTTGAAATATTCGACTTTCTGGAGCCAAGATTGACATCGCCACCACTACCAGCCGGAGCAACCTGACCTCGCATTGGCCCATAGCGACGACCCTCTACAACCTTGAATTCAATGCCACCCATTGGCTCGTATCCAGGATCAATGAATTTTCCGGGTTCAAGATCCAGGGCAACAGGTGCGTAATCCGCGATGTTGTCGATCGTAAAAACAACAACACGCTGAGTTGCCTTTACGGTAGACGGAATTGTTGGGACATTCTCGATGGTGTACGGATATTCGCCGTCTTTTACCTTGCCACCCTCGTTCCCAACAGGAATTGCACGCCACGAATCAGCAAAAGAACCACCGTACCGTGGTCCCTTTTCAGCAAGGTCATTCATAATGTCGGCCATGGCCCTACGAGTTGCATTATTGATCTTCGCCCTCAGGTCTTTTGAGATTTTTCCGCTAATTCCCTTGCCACGCTTTGCAATTAAATTCAGATCACGCTGACTTGGCTTTCTCCTGCTCATGACAACCTCGCTATAACAGAGTGAAATACGGGCGAATCGCCACGATACGAGTTTGGGAAAATAATTTTTGCAGTTCTGGTCTGCCCGTCTTGCGTGTACTCAATCCAATCCTTTGTTCTTGGATAGTAACTGCCAAGCGATGTAGCTGCAATCAGAATTTTAACATCTGTGATCTGAACTTCACCCTTGACATCTTCGGCCTGAAGTTGAACCGGAAGCATCTTAATGTTAATCCGGTTTTTCAAGACTTTGGGGCTACCCGTCAACCTGTCAATAGGATTGTCGTAGGTGCCGGTAGCCGGATTGTATTGCTGTTCATCAACATGCTTGATGTAGGCGCCATCAATTCCCCACTGATTGATCAGCGGTCCAGGAATCGAAGCAAAAATGCGATCTACAAGAGACATGGTAATTTACAGTGGGTTGCTGGCCCATCCACCGCTTGCCGGGTAGACCATTCCGTTCACAACGCGAACATTGCTCGGGCGGAATGCGTTGCTTGGCATGTACGGATTGATGCGCGCCGTAGATTCGCGCCTCACACGAGGCTGATAGAAATCACCACGAATAATATAGCGAGCAAAAATATCCATGCAGAACGGCGGAATGTATCCCATCCCGCTTTGCGCCATGTTATCCCGGTTAAACTTAACCCTCAGATCACTGCGCCCAAGTTCAACTTCTTCGTATTCGTGATTGCCGCGTTCGGTGGCGCCACCGTCAAGATTCAGAATTCCGGT